AAGGTGAGGGATCCCAGCAAACTCCTTCACATCCTCTTCATGGTGAATACCCCCTGCCCATCCTATCCTAACCATCTTACGTGGGCTAGGCTTAGACTTAGGAACATTCCACGAGGGTAGGTTATAATCAATAGCGTTTTTTACAATTGCCAACACCCCACCACAAAAAGGTCTAATACGTTCAGCAAATTTTCTCTGTGTAACAGTTACTAAATCAGAACTAGAATAAATGAACTTGGTAATATCTTCCAAATTACGTTCTTTATAGACTCCATATAATCTATGACCCTCATATAAACCCGTAAGAAGATCGTCTGTATCAAAATGTACAAACTTACCAAATTCTTTTGCTTTACCTACAATACGTGCAGTGTAGGGTCCACCCCAATTAGATATATTATTAAGCCATACAATATCACACCATTTCAGATCTTCAAAAGTCCAATCCTTCTGCCACGTTCCAGTACCAACACCCGTCTCAATAATACCTAAAGGATTAAGATTGTATCTAAACTCTACTTGATCCCCATAAAGCTCTTCAAGCTTACGCATGGGAGATATAACTCGGTAGTAAGAACAACCCCCCTCATTAGCTGGGGCACACAGGATTTTTAATTTTTTCTTTGCCATGTCGTACCTAAAAAAAGAGGAGGACGAGTATTAGCACCCGTCCTCCTATTATAGTCACTTAGTCCTTAAATTACGCTGCTTCTTTCGCCTCGTCTTCAAAGACCTCTTCAGTCGATTTCGAAGAGTGAGTCATGCCAAGAGCGGCAGCCACACTCCCAAGAGATGCTCCAAGATCAACATTCTTGTCAGAGGGCCAGAGAGCTTTAAATGCTCCCACATAGTGCTTACGCTTCCTACGGAAGAATAGCAATAGCAATGCTTCCCAACCCGCTAAAGCAGGGAAGAATGTTTTTGCAATATGCACAGCCCCCTTTACTGCCGTACCAACAGCAGTATCACCCCAACCATCGAAAAGGGGAATGTGGGGGGAAGCTTCATCAACAAGGTCTTTCTTGTCAACGACAACTACATCCATCCCTTCTGGAACAAGATCACGAACTTCCTTTGGTAAGGAAGAAACAGGCACCGTTGCGGCATCTACACCCTCACGTACAAATTGTGAGGATGTTACCACCATTTCGTCGTCACCGATAAACTTATCAATAGCTTCACACCCTGCAAATAGGGCCATGGCGAGAAATAGAGGTGCAAAGATAAACAGTTTTCTCATAATTAATTACTCTGCATTTTTTGGAGGTAATCATCATCCTTCACATCTTCAACAGGTGTAGGATTCTCCTTACTTCCTTCGTGAGATGGAAGAAGACCTGTAGCGGCTTCCTTCACACCTTCATAGTCCTCCAACTTAACCAGAGCATGAATATCGTGGAGGGAATCCATCCATGCTGCGACTTCCGCCTTACTCCCAGCCTCAGAAGACTTGGGACGAGGCTGAGATTGATCATACTTGGGCCATTGGCCTTCCATAATCTTAATAATTTTAAAATCATGCCCCTTGTCGAGATCGGTGATATCACCAAAATCATCATCGAGCATAGCAGCGATAATCTTCTTGAAAAGAATAACACCGATAGAAAGAATCTTTACGTCACCCGTTGCGCGATCTACTACATTCATGTAATAGCGGGCGCGAGGCTTAATTTGGCGTGCTAGTTCTTCGTCCTTATTAGGCTCCTTCCAAAGCGAGTAATAAGCATCGCAAAGAGGACAAGGTTCCCCATGGATTTTGCGACAATGAACGTTCTTAACTTGTCCATCACCCGTAGGAATCCTATGAATCTTTGTTTCAGCATAGAACATAGTCTCCTCATCTTTACCAGGAAGGATGCGGACAGCATTAGTGCCCTCTTCAAGCTGGACGAACTTTGAGAGGAAATCCGCATTTGCGTTTCCCTTACCAGCGTTACTCAATTCTTCGTGTTTTGCGCGAAGCGCATTCAAGTCAATAGCCATTGTAAACCTCCTTATGGTTAGTTGGGCCAGTTATTATATTATAGTCGTAGTTTGCGAATTTTTTAGGTTATCTGTATAAATTTGTTTCGGCGCGACGGTTGGATGATAGCTGTACAAGCATATCCTTCTTATGCTCCAACGACGACACCAGACCCTTCAAAAGAGTATACTTAAATGAACACTCATTTACACTTTCTGTATATACTGCGAACTCAGCACTTGATTCAACAAAATCATCCAAATCCTTAGCAGTCTGTTTTGCTAGTGTAGACCCCTTTTTCTCTTTTCGGGTTTGAGCCGTATATTTGGTCAATTCAAGATTAGCCTTATCCAGCTTATTTTTTGCTACAGACAATAGTCCCTGATAGTACGAATATACAGAAGCTTGTTTTGCCAACTCACTATCAATTTCGTGCTTATCGAACTGGGTTGCTGCGTCTGCGATATCTACATAATTTTCCCAAGTTANATCTTCTAACGCTTCTAGTAAATCTGTTGCTTTATTCATAATATTCCTCAAAAAGTGTATTCCATAATTCTGGGTTCAGGTTTTTAAACATAAGAAAACACCTACACGCTGCTTCCGTAATAAATTCGTTACCCGAAACTACGAGGTCTTCATCCTTGTCATGATCTCCCCCTAATCCAAAAGTTTCCATAAGAGCATGACACACCTCATGTATAATAGTAGGGTGAGCTATATTATCCTCCATTTCTTTTTCTAAGGTAATTGTAAATTCGTTAAAATCTGTAATACCATAGCATTGAGTACCGTCGCTATCCCTTAAACCTTTTTTTAATTTAAAATCAAACTTCGCCCACCCCACATCAAACTGAGCAGGAAGTTTGTCCAGTAATTTTTTACTCTTCTTCGTCGTCATCCTCACCTTCTGTCATTCTCAAGATGTTATAATCTATGGTCATAGGAACAGTAAAACGGGGTCTACCGTTTCTGGACTTGACTACGTAAGCTCGCATACGACCCGTATCAAATTCTTCTTCACTCTGGTTTAGTGAAATAGCAAAATCACAAGTTCTAATTTTACCATAAGAATCACCCAATTCGGAATCAGTGATTATCTTCACAGCCCTTCCTAGTCTGTTAGTCTGAGTTGCAGTCCACAGAAGAACCTGTTCTTCCATAGCTAGCCCTCGTAATTCCTCAGCTATCCTCTGTTGAGCCTGATACTCGTGCTGACCCTCTCTAGTGGGCCTGAGAAGCTCTAGGTAATCAATAATGATTACGTCAGGGGAGAACTCCTCATAGTTTCTAAGTTGTACTAGAAGGGCTCTCAGAGTATTTACCGTGGCAGTGCCACAGGGAAACTCCTTAATCATAAGCTTACTATCAGGGAAATTGGTTTGGAAAATACTTAGCCTTTCATCCACTTTTAGCTGCGCGGATGGATCCTTTAATTGAGTCTGTGGGATTAGGGTCATCACAGAATCAAACCTCTGAGCAATCTTGTCCTCCGACATTTCTAGGGACACGTAAAGAACCTTTCGACCCTCTACCATACTCTGCACCGCTTGATTAACAAGCCAAAGAGATTTTCCCACCCCTGGTGGGGCAATAACCATTGCAAGTTCCTTCTGGCCCAAGCCCCCTTCAAGAGAATGATTTAATGTAGGTAATAAAGTTTTATACTTATCCTGTTGCTCAGAATTATGGGTTCTATCCCATCTATCTTTAAGATTAGTAAAATAGGTCTGCCCTATATCAACTGTACGACTGACCAATAAAGCTTTTCTTATAAGCTGCTCAGTCTCTTCCACCCTATCTTCTTTAATAAGTATCAAGGATTCCTTGATAGCATCCTTCATAGCCTCACGTTTGGCGAAGGTTTCAATCAAATCTAGATAATACTCATCAGCATCCAAGGCAGAAGTATCTAGTTTGTTGATATAGTGAAGTTCATCTGTAAAATCATGGAGAGATTCTTTGTCCGACTTAACGGAACGAAGCTCCTGTACAATAAAATCATCAGTAGGAAGTTTCTTGTACTTCTCGTAATGATCTCGAACTACAGAAAAGATTCTACCGTGAGAAGGAAATTCAAAGTATTCAGGCTTAACAAGGTTAACAATTTGTAGGTAAAAATCTGAGTCAGATTTGAGAAGATATAACATTCCCCTTTGAATGTTTTCACTAAATTCATACATTTTGTTTTTATTTTTTCTAAGTTAAATCGGGTTTAATCTTTTTGTAGGGGTTTATTCCTGCTTTATCATAGGTTTGGGAACTTAATTTTCGGGATGTTTCTAGCTTATCTGCAACCTCCTGATCATTTAATCTCCGCGCTCTATCCAACAGCTTTTTAGGGGGAGTATATCTGTCATAATGTTGCCAACCAGTCTTCATTCTTTCTTTCACTTCGCCTTGAAGCTTCTGGTTGATCTCATCTGATCCCCCCTCTCTATTGTAACCTGTTGTTTGTGACCAACCTGCTCCCTTGAATCGAATAGCAGGAGCTTTTCGGTTCGTCCAGTCTTGTCCACACCTCTTACCACAATCTGGGCATTTTGTTTTGTTTGCGGGTTTCCCCCAAGGATATTCTCTCTCCCACGATACTTTGCACTCATGACATGCATACTCATAAATTGTTTTCATATTAAGCTCCGCAGTCTCCTCCTACTAATGAACAAGCTTCTCCGACTGCGACTGCTTGTTCAGATTTTTTTTCCATGTACTTATTAATATTTTCTTTAATAAGAGGGATGGCTTCTAGTGGTTCCCCTTCTTTAGCCCCTGCTCTATACACAGTAAGACCTTTAAGGTATGGGGCATAATCTAATGCTGCCTGAGAAAACTCTTCAGGTGTAGAAGTAGAAGGTAGATTGATTGTTTTAGATATGCAAGAGTCGATATACTTCTGAATCGTTGCCTGCACCTTGATATGATCTTCTGGGGCTATATCATAAGCTCCAACAAAAAATTCTAATGATTTCCCCTCATCATAATATTCTTGGAACAACGGATCAACAACTAACTGCTCTTTCCAAATGTTGTTACTGCGCCAACGCCTGTTATACATAGCAGAAAAAATAGGCTCAATGCCGCTGGAAACCCCGTGCAGCATACTGATAGTGCCGCAAGGAGGAATTGTAAGCATAACAGCATTCCGAATACCGTAACGTTTGATAAGCATTCGAATCCTAGCTGGAAGCGTTTGAGCAAATTCTTCATTTAAATACTTCTTTGGATCAAACTCAGCGAAAGGAGTTTTATCTCTTGATAGATATATAGACTGTTTGTATGCTTCATCTCTAATAGTAGCAAAAAGTCTTTCCAAAAATTCTAAGCACTTCTCAGATCCATAAGTGATCCCTAACTTAATCAGCATATAATGAAGTCCTGTAACCCCTAATCCCACGCGACGTGAGTGTTCAGCTACGGTCTTACATTCATCAGTAGGAAAACTATTAATGGTGAGAACGTTATCTAGAAATCTAATCCCTGTTCGGACAGTTCTTGCAAGGCGTTTCCAATCTAGATCACTTCCATCATCAAGTACCATATTGTTAAGATTAACATTACCCAAACAACAATTGCCATATGAAGGGAGAGAAATTTCACCACACGGGTTTGTTGAATCCAATTTCTCAAAATACGAAACATTAGTATACGTATTTGCTAAATCAATATTATATATACCAGGATCCCCCGACTCTACAGAATTTTTCCAAATCAAATTCCACAGATCCCTAGCTTTTAGATCTCTACGCCCTAACATTTCAAACGTATCAGTAAACTTTTCTTTATGAAAATTCTCCGCTCTATGAAGAGCATCCTCTTCGTTAAGTCCTAGTACGCTTACGGTATCCTCTCCGTTACGAGAGAGATCGTATGAGTGATACTCTTTGTTGTTAAACGTAAAGTACCAGTCCTCTTCAAGCTCAACAGCCTCAAGGAAACGGTTAGTAATAGCTACAGAAATATTAAAGTTATTAAGCTGACCTTGATCAAGCTTTACACTTAGGAACTCAAGAAGATCGGGGTGAGTAATATTAAGAATACCCATGAGAGCAGTACGTCTATTCTTTCCCGCACGGACATGTTCCCCCACCTCATTAATCATTTTAAGAACCGAAACAGCACCAGGGGCAGAGTTAACTACACTTCCAATGTCATCTCCTTTAGGTCTAATTTTAGATACATTAAAACCTACACCCCCTCCTGCACAAGAAATTTTATACATGTCCTGAACAGTTTTCCCAATAGAGTCCACACTGTCTTCAGGAATAATAACATAGCAGTTAAGAAGATTATGATTACCTCTGTTGCGGCCAGCACCAAAAATGATACGACCTCCAGGTATAAAATCACCTGACCCTACTGCCTCATAAAATACCTTCTCAATTTTTTCTTTATCTTTGTCGAGTTCGGCAGACGCAATTGTCTTAGCTATAACTTTAGCTCTCTCACTCCATTTTGTTTCACCTGGATATGCATATCTCGATTCAAAAATGTCCTGTCCTAAACTATTGAGTGTGGTCTTTACCATGTTACGCCTTTAATGTTGACAAACCTTTCTTATAATAGAAAGTCTGGGGGAAGAGTCTAAAAGTGTCTTTAAATACTTATTATGTGTGATAACGAAAACAGTTTTGTTTTCTTAATTTCTTGTAACAACTGATGAAGTCCTTGGACACCTTCTTCATCAATATTCTCTGCTACCTCATCAAAGAAAAGCAAATCTACATGCGAGAATCTGTAAGAAGAAGAAGGTCTTTCAAACCAAGCATAATGGAAAGATTGATTTTTCGTTTTTCTCCACCAGATAGGGATATATACTGAACCAGTCTCCCATCGGTCTCTATTTTTTCATTCAATTCTTGATCAAATTCTACAAAATATTTAGAGTTTGTTAAGTATGACAGGTAGAAGTTGCACCTCTCATTAAAATACTCTAATACGTTAGCTATGATGTACTTGATAACCCCTTGTTCCGAAAAAGCCTTCTCCCAGAAACGCATAACTTCATACCAAGTTTTATTAAAATTCTTTTTCTCCTCCGCTGTGGAAATAGTTTCAAGTAGCTCCGTCTTCATACCCTCGTAGTTTGTTTCGTCTCTGCACAGATCTTTGTACTCTAAAACTTTCACGAATTCTCTAGAAGTTATGGGCGCAGTCCAACGGGAATCTTCAAGGAGTTTAATATTACATCGCTTCTCGGTAGTCTTTTCCTTAAGAACATCAATCTCTTTAGCAGCCTCATCTGGATTAAAATATCTTTCAATGATCGGCTGCTGACATTTCTCACAAAAGTCAAATGCTGAGGGGTTCTTTAGCTTTTCTTCTAAGTATTCTAGCCTGTCTTCGGATGCTCCTATTTCCTTCTGTTGGGCAGAGATATTACAGTCTAAATCAAACTCCTTCTTCTCTCCGTCTAAGATATCCTCCAGCGAGAGACTTAGGGTGTATTCATCGTAAGTTGAAAACGCCTTCTTTCCTTCCTCGATCTTGTCAATCTTCTTATCTAAATTGGCAATAGTCTTTTGATGTTCCTTAATTACTGCATCCTTTTCCTTTATTCCTTGATAAAAATTAGACTTAAAAGTTTTAATTTTATCTCGCATCCNAAAGATATCNTCCAAGTTCAGAAAATTTCTAATGATAGTTCTCTTATCATCAGCGGAACAATCTAGAAAATTAACTTCATTAGACTGACCGAAAAACATAGAAGCTAGGAGAACCTTATGATTAATATTCAGAAAAGAATCAATAGCAGCTTGNGTAGCAGCTACTGTATCTTGTGTTCTATTAGTGTTGCCTACCATAAAATGTAGTTTAGTAGGCTTTTTCTGACGATTAATGACCACTTCCTCGTTCTTGTGAGTAAGGTGTAACTCTACTTCACATTTTTTCTTCGCTTGATTGTTAACCAAACTATCTTCTGTGCTCTTCCTGATAGTCTTACCACTCAGGACAAAGAAAAGAGCTTCGACCAATGCACTTTTCCCAGAACCATTAGATCCCCCTGTATCCTTGTTTTTTCCTTTGATTAAAGTAAGACCGCTATAGTNAGAAAAATCGAGAGAGGCTTCTTTGAAAGANTAGAAATTTTTTATTTTTATTTTANTAATCTTCATTTTTAAGCAGCCTATACCCCTCCATAAGACGATCAGTTGACAGGGTAGAATTAGCTGACTCTACATAATCAGATATAATCATCTCGTTAATGGAAAAAAGATCTCGATCTGGATTGTAAGAGGAAACTTCTTCTTCATTAAATATTGGGGCATATTTTACATCTATGTAAGCTACATCTAATTTTTCATAAGGAATGGGAGCATGATCAGCCCCTACCATTACCCGTAGAAAAGTAAAGTAGTTAGGATCATTTATAGTTTCCAAGTTATCCTCTATCTTACTGACAGGATAAACTAGATGACGGGGACCATGATTAACCTTTTTAAATTCTATCTTAGGAGGCTCGTGTCCAACCACATTATCACTCAAAACTGCATAGAAGCTATCCTTGAAGCACTCTCCGAAATTAGTAGTGTAAGGAGTGCCTAGACAAACTACTCTTGTATGAGCGTCTGGTAATCCTCCTTGTCCCTCACGAAAACCATGAATATGCCCCAAGAAAGTAGTAGAAGTAAAGTTAGAAAGAGGAATNCCAAAGTCAGCGTCCCCAGCGGAATTAAGGCAACCATCATAACCAAAGTGNCCGAATACCGTAAACTCCTTAGGGACCATTTCCAAAGCAGAGATAATAGTTTCTTCATTTTCATAATGAGGGATAAATACCCTCCTCCTTATCTTATCAACCCAGGTATGATTGATAATTTTTACATCATTAGTTAGATCTTCAAACAAACTAAGAGAAGTTACTCCATCGTCTGCTTTTGTCTCACTATCNTGATTTCCTCGCAACACATACACACATGTAGCATCCGTTGATAGTTTTATATTGTCTAAGATTTTCTTAAAACTAAGAAGCTCAGATGGAGATGGTTTACGATACATAAACACATCCCCCATTATTATAACCTCATCAGGCTTCTCACTATTAAATATTTTTAATATACTTTCACACTGAGCATCTAAAAGTCCTGGGACTCTAGCATTCAGGTGAAGATCTGTTATAAGGAGGGTTCGCAATTCATATACTCCTTAATTTCCTGGAGATTTTGTGGCTTACCATCTTTAAAATCTACCTCAACGCCATCCCCAAAAGAGTGTCCCACCTCAGCATCAATCTTAAAAGGAACATCAAAATGAATATTAAAATATTTTCTAATAAAAGGATAGTTTACTANCTCATTGTAAACAATTTCCAAACACTTGGAAATATGATCTTTATGACAGATTAATTCAATACTATCATGAACAGTAGCAACAGGGCGAGCATCTACACCCTCCTCTCTAAGCGTCCTGTGTGTCCCCAGGAGCCCACATAAAAGTATATCTGATGCAGTGGACTGGATGGTAAAATTGAGCCCCTGACGAGCGGCACGGCTTACCACAGAGTAATCCTTAGAAATAATGTCAGGGAGGTTCCTGCGTCTTCCAAAGATGGTATAAGCATAATGATTTTTCTTAATAAACTTCTCTACGAAATTCATATACTCAAAGATAGCTGGGTAAACGTTCTGGTANTTAGANATNATATTCTTNGCTCTACCCATACTAATGCCTGTAGTTTCGGCTAGATTAAATGGACCACCACCATATGCAATTAAGAACGACACAGCTTTAGCGATTTGGCGTTCCTCTTTAGTAATCTCAGACTTATTAAACAGCATCTTTGCAGTATAAGTATGAAGATCCTCTCCATTAATGAAGGCAGTTTGCATATTGCCNTCCTTAGCTATATGAGACAGGACTCTCAATTCCATAGCCGCATAGTCTATCGTGACAAAGTAATGATCTTTGGGACAGACAAACAAGCTACGGATATTATTTTCCTTATCTCTAGGCAACGTGTGGAAAGAAACCCCCATGGGTTGTTGGGCAATATAGGCAGCACAAGATAGTCTTCCAGTAGCAGTCCCATCAAATCTATAGTCTACAAAGACTTTAGGAACTTTATTGTACCTGATCGCCTTCCTGGTTCCCACGATGTAAGTCTTCTCTAACTTCTGAGACTTACGCAGAGCCAGCAGCCCCTTAATAAAGTTTCGCGCATTTCTTAGGTCTTCAGTTTTCTTTTCCTGAACAACAGACTGACTGATGTGTTTCCCTTCATTTCTATAGTTCCATTTACCCACGTTTTGTTAACTCCGTTTCGATGTGATCTAGTAGTAATTTAAGAGTAGGTGCAGACACAGAAGGTGATCCTTTATTGGTACGATCAGGAGGGTACAACTCGAATGCCCCTTCCCTGGTATATAATATCTCAATCAGGTTATTATTCGAAGAAAGGTTATCCGTAGTTTGAACTTGGTCAAACTCATACAACTTATCTTCCTCCTCTATGTTAGCCTGGGTTAACTGGCGAGCTACCACTTTTAACTTCTTCTCACTAACTTGCATCCCCTCATATTCCATTTCCGAAAAGGTAGAGAGGGATGGCATGATAAGCTTAGAGATGATCNTCTCCATNCCNANCTCCTTAATCTTTTCCTCAATAAGATTGAACAGTTTAAGGGTGAAGTAGGAGTCTGCTGCATTGCCTTCGCAGCAATCCGACAAAGCCATGTTAGCCCAGTCGAAAGTCTTGGGGTTCTTAATTGTAAGCATTAGAGNTTCTCCAACTCGTCAGAAAAGTATAGCTTGACNAGATCCATCAGACTCTTCGGAGCCGTCTCGTTAATAAAGTGGTGCATGACCTTTGTGTCCCACACATTCGTAGTCTCGATCCCGTGATTGATTAAAAACTTAAGATCAAACTTCGCATTGTGAAAAACCTTTTTATTTTTAGGATTTTGAAGAATGCGGCGGACACATCTCCAAACAGTTTCATAATNAGGTTCCCCCTTTCTGAAGGGACTATCCTTATGATCCAAAGGAACAACCCAAGTCTGCCCATTAGAAGCAATAGCAATGGTTTGAATATTATCAGTTCTAAAGTTCAAACCAGTAGTTTCAATATCTACAGCAAGTGTTTCTTGCGAATCCTTTAGCACTTCAGTTAGATCTTCCACCTCTTTGATTTCTGTAAGAACTTTATACGTAAATTTCTTAGTCGATGTTTTCCCAAGGACATATTTTTCGTAAGCATTTTTAATATCTGTTTCGAACAAGTATCTATGTCTCGGCTCTTTGATTACAGAGTAAGGATGATAAATAGGAACAACAGTACACTCATGCCCAGAAATAGTAGTATATTTATAGGAGTTTCCTCTCTTATCCATAATACCACTCTTTCTAATAATCATCTTCATAGCTAAATTACCACAGGCATAAATAAGACGCGGCTTTACCTTCTCAATAGTAGCATCAAGGTGCTGACGGCATAACTTCATATTATCAGGAGTCATGTCACCCTCTTTGATTGAGGGGCACTTTATAGCAGAAGAATACTGTAGTTGCTCTGGNTAAAGTCCCGAAATAAGTTNNCTCTCCTGCTTGGAGAAAGCTTCTAGTTTACCATACTTATAACGGAAGGAATCAGATAAAAAAAGGACACGACCCTCAGTTAAAAGGTCGTAGTCCATGTATGCATGTTCTGGTTTGCTTTCTACCAGAATAGTACAGCCTTCGCATAAAGTATTGGGACAAGTAGGTTTAAGTCCCGTATATATGTTTTGTAGGTCGCGCATCAGTCTATCATAAAGTATGGGGAAAAAAGTGTATTACATAAATAACAAAAGATTTGAAAAAATTATCCCTCTCTATCTCCGTGAGCCTAAGGAGCATGAAGATGAGTTGATGGAACTATTTGATTTATTAATCACAAATATAATTGAATCCTTCAAGTTTAATATAGACAAAGAAGATGCAAAGCAAGAGTGTTTTCTTTTAATTCTTAAAACCCTTAAAAACTTCCAGCCCTCTAAGGGAAGCGCATTTAATTACTTCACTACAATAATAGTAAATAATTTGAAACTCCTGTANACCAAGAATAAAAAGTATAATAGAAAGATGGAGGAATATCAAGAAATTAAAGGAGCCTACAAGCCTAACTCTTCATAAACTTTTGATAAGTAATCTTCTGATTCCATCCCATTTCTATTAAACTGTACAAGATGCGGGAGTTTTGTAGTCTTAAAAATTACAAAAGCATGAGGCATCGTAAAGCTGTCCACGATATACAAGGGCTTCTNATTCTTCTGAGTAAGTTTTAAGCGAATATCTTCCACTAACTTCTCGGAGTAGGGATCCCACAAAGAACAGAACAATACTCCTATAGAACTTTTTAAACGCTTCTGCTGTTTGAGAACTTTATTGAGTTGGTTCTCAGTTCTAAGAAAGATTGGTGACCAAGGAGAATACATTTACTCAACTACTTCAACAGCACCACTAGCAGTAGCCTCATCTACGCCAGTCAGCTTGCCAGACGCATCAAATGTAAAGCCCGAGGCTTCATACTGATCTCGGTTCTCTTCCATATGTTGAACCAAATTCTGAGTAAGCTGNTCCTCTAGACTTCGCACACCATTAAAGAAAATAGAGCGCACAAAATCGCTCATGCTTAAATCCGCTGGCTTAACATTGTTGGCAAAGTTCCTGAAGGCTTCTGCCTCTTCTTGATTTAGTTTTAGTTGAAATTTCATTCTACCTTTACTCCGATATTCCGTTTTAATTTTCCAACCCNCAGGGTTGAAGATAAACTTGCGTTCTTGATTCATAACCGTTNAGCCTATTATAGTACAAAGGAAANAAATTATGGAAGATAACTACAAAATTAATAACCTTCGCTCCAAACCTAAAAGAAAGAACAGTCGCACCAAGGGCAACACTTTCGAAAGACAAGTGGCGAAGCTACTCAATAATAGATTCGGGACCACACAATTTTCGAGAAGTCCTGGATCAGGTGCATTTGCCTCTACCCATAGTCTTCCAGATCACCTAAAAATATATGGAGATTTAATAACTCCTGAAAAATTTAGATTCTGTATTGAATGTAAAAAAGGATACAATCATATAAACCTTTATAGCTTATATAATTATAGTTCAGACTTCTGGAAATTTGTAGAGCAATGTGAAAAAGATTCTAAAAAGTGTAACAAACTTCCTATGATAGTCTTTAAACAAGACAGACAACCTATGCTAGCTATCTTACCAAGTACAATAACTTGCTTTCATCAAGACACTGTACCAGGAACATTCATAGATTGGGGTAAATTACCTAAAACAGAGTACAGTATAAAATACATAGAGATACACAAAAATAAAACTTATAGAGTCTATCTGTTTGATGAACTTCTTAAGTGCTGGGACTCTATGTGGTTCGATTAATAAGTTTCTCTAAGAGAGCTTGTTGTCCTTTAAAGAAACTCATAAGTAAATGTTCTTCTTTAGG